AGCTTTAAAAGAAATGTTTAAGGATAATCCTTTTATATTTATACCTTATTTTCAAGCTGCTGGTTTTGGAAACTTTAAAAAACAAGTAGGCAAAGTAGATACAGCAGTTACCAGACTAAAAAAATTGGGAAAGCCTCGAAACAATTCTGACCATAAAGTTTTTTATAATAACCAACAAAAGAAAAAAAGAGCTTTACAAGATACTAAAACTATGGTTGCAGACATGCTAGTAACCCAGAATTATTTAACAGGTAGTGAAACTGTAAGTATAGACAATCCTACTCTTGATCAAGCAATAGAGCAATTAGGAACACTTGCTGCTACTACGGCAGGAAGTACTCTTGTTAGAAATATATCCTCAACAGTTGAAACTTTAGTTACTGGACTAAGGACTTTTATTAAGGAATTTGAAGATAATGGATTTAATTTAAAACAATTAAATGCTGAAATTTCATCACAAATTGGTGAGGACGATCTTAAGCTTGATGAAAAAGCAACTGCTGAATTAGAAAAAAGCAAAGAACTTTATAACGAAAGAGTACGATATATTAAATCAAACACTAATGAAGGTAGTGTTCAGCGTACACGACAGATGAAAGATGCAAGACATAGGCTAGGTTTAAGATCAGCTATGACTTTTAAAAAGATAGCTTTAACTTATAAATTAGCAGGATTAGTTCAAGGAGATCAAACTGGCGGTAGAACTATTTCTAATGAAGATTTTCATCAAGTATATAATGCTTTATGGTCTGGTGGAGAAATAGGAAATAGAGCAGTTTTGGCAGATTTATCAAACGATTTAAATTTAAGAATCCAAAAAGAACAATCTTATGATTTATTGTACGAAATGCAAGGAACAGGAGTTAATAGTACGATTGAAAATGCTATTGACAGTATATTTGATGATAAAAGAAAAGAGTTTTATACGAGAACTGGAAACAATGCTATAAATGCTCAAACTTTTTCTACAATTAGAGAAGGAGGTCAAAAATCTATAGCTAATTATATTATATCAGGACAAGTCAAAAAAGAAGCGATAAAATTTAGTGAAATTAAGCCTGATAGTATAAACAAAAAATTAATAGATAAAGTGAATGTACAATCAATAGAAGATTTCTGTCTTTTGGTTCATTCTGTATCTATAGCTGCTAATGGAGAAGTAGAAAAATTTGATACTCAGAGAGACTATAATAGCGCTGTATTTGAAATTATTAAAAATTCTTATATTATTTACGATAATAACTCAAGTATTGAAGATGATGGTAAATTTAATATTGAAAGATTAAATAAGTTAGTAGATGACTTAAAATTTAATAATGTTAAACAAGGTACTAAAAGTAGAGATAGCTTTTTTATAAAAAATTATTTAAAAGAACTACTAAAAAAAGTAAAAATTTAAAATATTAGTAGCAATTAGAATTTACAATAAATTAAAAGAGGTAATTTATGTCCGATAGTCCTTTAAATCTTCAGCGTAAAACAACAACTGAAGTTACTGACACTCGTTCTGGTCAGAGTGTTATTGTTCCCAAGCAACGTGGCATGGATAAGACAGGTGATCCTAGAATAATGGCTCAACCATATACAGGTATTCTTGATTTTCAAAAAAAAGATGCTTTATTCGAAAAGTTAAGAAATTTACAACAAAAAGGTACTTTAAATCCTGATGTAGTAGTTGGTGAACAGCAAGATCAAAACATAGTTGATAAACTGAAAAAGAGAAGGATTGATGCACAGGATGGCGATACTACTCCTACTCCTACTCCTACTCCTACTCCTACTACTCCTACTACTGAAGTAGAACCGTATAGAGATCGTGTTATTCGGAATACGTTCGCTTCTGCTTCTCAAGGAATTGTTAATAGTGTTGAATTTGGTTTACATACTGTACCAAAATTAGGATATTTTCTTCCTGATTTAATTTCATCAACGGTTGGCATTAGTCCGTGGGATAGAAACAATCAAATTTTTAAACACGAAGGTTCTATTCTTCCTGCTTTATGGAGAAAGTGGAATAACAACGAAACTAACCAAGATAAAGATGTTTTTGAGAACTTTAAATCTGAATGGGATGAAATAGGTAAATCTTTTATTGGACAGTACTGGCTTGAACCAGTTTCAAACTTTCTTGATCCTTTAAAAAATTCTCTTGTAGTTCCTAAAAGTCAAATGAAAGCTATCTATCCTGCAATAACTTTAGGAACTGAAGTGTTAACACCATTTGCAGGCGTTGTTGGAGGTGCTCAAAAAGCAATAGTTGCTGGTCATAACATTAGAAGAGGCATAGAAGTATACAGAACTATTACACAGCCTCCTAGATTATTTCGTGATGCTTCTAAAATTGATGCAGGATACCCGATTCCATCAGGAGTGCAATATACTGGTAGAGAAGCTTTAAGAACAGCACTTATAGAGTCCTTACAATTTAGAGGAAAACCTATTAAAAAAGTATCTGAAATGAAAAATATCCATGAAGTTATCGATAGTTTAGATGATGTATTGGACCCAAGATTAGAAAGAGCTTTAGTTTTTAGAGATGCTATAAATAATATTATTAATAAACATAGTGGTTTAACAAGAGAAACAGTAAGAAAACGTCAAATAGCAAATTATAATAATGCTATTATTGCTGGAGGAGTGATAACAGGGTATACAATCAGTGCTAATTGGACCGATGATGAACTATATAGAAGTCTTTGGGGCCTTGCTGCTGGCATTCCTATAGGGTTACCCAGAACAAAATGGAAAGGTGTTTCAGGGCAGACTAGAGCTTTGGCAAAAGGTAAAATATGGAGATATGATCCCGGTTCTTTTCAATCTAATCTAACACAAAAAGCTGCTTCTCTCTCCTATGTTGCAGCAGGAAAACTTGCTACTACATTTTATGCCGGTATTTCTTGGAGAAATTTTAAAAGAATATTTTCAGAAGACACTGATACTTTTGTGGAACTTCTTTCTAAAACTAAAAAGGATTCCTTTTTAAAAGTTTTAATAGGAGCAAATTTCAACCAATCACCAGAGACAATTTTAAAAACTTTTAAAGCAGGAAGAAAAGAAGCTCAACGTGCTTTAAAAATACATGAATTAGTAAAAAAAGACTATGATGAGCTTGCTAAAAGATTGGAAAATTTAGATTCGCAATTTGAAAAAGCTGGTTTTGAAGCTGGAACAAATGTAGCAAAACCTGAAGCACTTGAAAAAATTAAAATACAAATGAAAAAAGATTTGGATGCTAAGGAACGTAAATTAAAAAGTTTAGAAAAACAATATACTGATAGTGGAACTTTAGTAAAAAATGAAAAAACTGGTAAAATAGAAGGTAATTCGTGGAATTTAATTGATAAGCTTGTTTTAAAACCTAAAGAACATTCTAAAGCTATTTCTGCTTTAGCAACTTCTTTATCTCAAACTCAATATAAAGAACATATGTTAAATCTTGAAAATTCTTTAAAAAGTATTTTTAAATTATCTTCTGAAACAGGATTGGACGTAAACACGTTGCTTATGTCAGTAGGTAATTTAGCACATGCGTCAGTATTTAGTCAGTTCGCAGAATCTACTCTAAAAAAGGTTAATACAAGTTTTATGGAAGGCGGGATGAGCAAAGAAAAACAATTAATAAATATGTTAAATAATGAAATTAATGCTTATCAAAAGGCTGACAGAGAAGCTACTAATTCTATAATTGAAATTTTAGAAAATATAACTCCTAACGAAAAAAATTGGAGTGAAGAAACAAGAAGATTTGTATATACTTTAAGAAAGTTAGTTGACGATAAAGTATATTCTGGTAAAGATTTAGATGAATACAGAGAAGTTTTAATGGATGCTATAAATCAAGGTGATACTACTAGAGTTGATGCACACGCAACATGGGCTAGGCAAGCAACAGATGAAAAAGATGGTGTTACAACTGAACAAAGTCCTGAAGAGTATTTTAATATAAAAGGAGAAAAGAAAGAGGAACTAGGTAATGTAATAAAAAGTATTGCAGATTTTCATTTACAAACTTATAAAAGTAAGGTAGATGAACTTTATGAAACAGCTAAAATAGGATTTTTAAGCGCTGAAGAAGGTAGTGTTCTTCCTAAAGTATGGTTAAAATATAATAAACGAGATGACGATTTAG